GCACCTTCATGCACAAACTGCTCAAGTGTATGGGCGTGGGTGTCAGCGGTACCACGGTGGGCGAAATGATGGACGATATAGTGGACACGCTCAAACGCAAGGACGCGCCCCTTATTGTACTGGATGAAGCCGACAAACTGACTGATCAGGTGCTTTATTTCTTTATCAGTCTGTATAATCAGCTGGAGGGACATTGCGGCATTATCCTGACTGCTACCAGTTACCTGCAAAAGCGTATTGAACGCGGTGTGCGCTTGAACCGTAAAGGCTATGCGGAGATATACAGCCGTATCGGTAGGAAGTTCGTAAAACTGCCTTTGCTAAACAGCGAGGATATAGCCGCCGTATGCGTCGCCAACGGACTGAACGACAGCAAAGGTATTAACAGGATTATAAACGAAAGTGAGGGCGACCTACGCCGCGTTAAACGCAGTGTATGGGCGACTTTGAAAGGAGGTGAGAAATGAAAACGAAAGTATTACTAAAGAAACTTTGTTTGGTCGTGGCCTTGGTTCTGGCGGTCGTTGTCTGGGTGGCTGTTTACCTGCTTTACCTGCCTTTTGGAATTGTCCGCGCGTTTATAGACATAGACGGCTTTAAAGAGTTTTGGGGGTGTCTGGATGATTGCTTCCACAGTATGAAAATTTGGTTTTTGAAAGGATGGGCAAAATGAGTTACAAGATAAGCCTCGGGTTGGAAGCCACCAAGGTACCCGATTTTATGGCCTTGTGGCTTGAAAAGAATCTGCCGGTGGATTTCACCGTGAAACAGCGTAAATTCCACGGTATGCGGATAATAGAAGTAACAGTTAGCGGCACCGATTTGAAAGAACTACAGCGTAAGCGGATGGCATTTGCCAAGGTTGTGCGTAGTGCCGGTTTTCGTGGAATAGTGGTAAAGGATAAAAAGTCAATAGAATTTTAAATGATATGAGCAGAGCAATAAGTAACATGAACGTATTAGCGGCACAGTTTGAGGTGGCCGATTTTGACGGGCCATATTTGGCCAGTTTCGGCCGTCCCGAGCTGCGCGGTACGTGGCTAATATGGGGCGGAAGTGGCAGCGGTAAAACCACTTTCACCCTGATGCTCTGCAAATACCTTTCTAAGTTCAAGCGTACGGCTTATAATTCACTTGAGCAGGGTCTGAGCCTGTCACTACAAAAAGCCTGGGAGCGTGTGGACATGGCGGAAGCCGGTAATAATGTAATACTGTTGAACAAGGAACAACTACCAGACTTGCGCGCCAGGCTATTGAAGCGAAAAAGTCCGGATATAATCGTTATTGACAGTCTCCAATATTTGGACGGCTTCAATAAAAGGAGTTTTCAAAAACTAAAGAATGAATTTCCGGACAAATTGTTTGTGTTTATCTGCCATGAAAAGAACGGAGAACCCGACGGTAATTTAGGTCGTTTTATACGTTTTGATGCAGAAATAAAAATCCATGTAGAGGGTTACAAAGCGTTTGTAACTACCCGTTACGAGGATTCAGACAAAGGCGAGGGCGGCGCAGACTTCATAATTTGGCAGGAGGGTGCAGACGCATATTGGTTAAATCAAATCAAGAAATAAAGACTATGGGAGAAAATAAAACAATGGACCAGATCCACCGTGGATTGCTTAAGAAGTTCCACACCCTTTGCGGTGTGCTTCACATGACAGAGGACCAGAAAAAGGACCTTTTGTCGAGTTGGGGCGTGGAAAGCAGCCGCGACCTGGACCAACACCAACTAATAGACATTTGCGCGAAATTAAGCGAAATGGTCAATAAGAAACAAGGCAGAGCCACGCTTGACCAGTTGCGCAAACGAGTGATAGCGGCGATAGGCGGTTGGCTGCGTGCCACCCGTCAAAGCCAGAACATAAGTAAAATAAAGGGCATAGCCTGCCGGGCTACCGGTTACGATGACTTCAACAAGATACCGCGGGAGCGACTTTATAACCTGATAGCGACCTTCAACAACAAGGTAAAGGATTCGCAGTCGGTTGACAGTCTGACCAATGCCATGCTGATGCAGTCGATAATGGGAGGTTCAATGGGCGAAGCCTGACAAGTTAAACCATAAAAATAACGACGATGAGCTGGATTACAGAAAGCAACAGGCAGAAACATTTCAAGTATGCCATTTTGTGCGGCTTTGTAGGCACATTTCTGTTTGCCCTTGGCGTTGCCATGGGGCTGGAGTATAAAGATTATGCCTATGGCAATAAATGGGACTGGCTGGACATAGCCGCCACCCTTTTAGGCGGATTGGTTGGTCAACTGTTACAGGTGCTGCTCCTGTTCTTAATTTATTGGTGCTGATATGGTAATAATGAATGAAGCAAAGCAGGTTATTAAAGAAATGACCTGCTCAATGGAAAACGAAGAATATATCGAGTTTATGCGTGAATTGTCAGACTGGGCGGGTTCACAGGCCGATATGGCGGAATTTGTTCCCGACTATGAACCGGAGGACGATTAAACGGTATTTAATAACTGATTAAAAACAGATAAAATGGAAAAAGTAGAAATGACAGCGGAAGAACGCAGAGAATTTGAAGCGTTCCGCGCAGAGAAAAAGAAAAAAGAAGCCGCAGAGCTTCGCAAACTACAGCGTGCCACCTACCAGCAAATGGTCGATGACGAACTGGCCCAGGCAGTCCCGGAACTTCGCAGATTAAGCCAGGACATACGAACTGTAAAAGATGCGGTTTTCGGTAATTTCCAGACCGTGTTACAGATGAAAGAGGAGGTCGTAGGGTTCAAGGAGGACGGGCAGTTCAGCCACACATTTACCAATAGTGAAAGCACCTTGCGTCTTACTTTGGGAGTCAATACGGTGGACGGCTGGTCTGATATGGCAGAGACAGGCATCGCAATGGTACGCAAGTACATTGAAAGCCTTGCGACAGATGAAAAGACCAAAACCCTTGTAAATACCGTGCTTAGGCTGTTGAGCAAGGACAAACAAGGCAACCTCAATGCAAGCCGTGTGCTCCAGTTGGCAAAAATGGCAGAAGAAAGTAAGGATGAGCAGTTCATTGAGGGCGTTAAAATCATTCAGGAAAGTTACATGCCCACTGAAACACGCCGTTATATCAGAGCGCAATATCGTGATGAAACAACCGCCAACGGCTGGCGAAACATTCCGCTTGGTATAACTGACGTTGATTTGATAGAAACGGAGCCGGAACCTGCCAAACCGGAGAGAGAGGCTGAGGTATAAAAAAAGGGAGGTGTAAGTTCATTTGCCCGAAAGCCCACGACCAGACACCGCCCGATGTAAAAGGACGGTGCAAAGGTAGTAAAATTCGGGCAAATGGCAATGAAAAAAAGGTTTAAAAGCACTGTGGCGCGTGCGCAGAAAATTAAGGAAATCACAGCCTTACATTATGAAGCCGGGAACCAGGCAAGATGTTACAGGGCAGTTTGGCGGCATTGGATAGAGCCCGAATTTCGGATCTGTTACCGCACCTACCTGAATTATTTAGGCATTTTGGAAGAAGAAGCAGAGAAAGCCCGGCAATTTGAATTACCCCTCTTTTCGGAGTAATTGAAAACAATACCCCTGACAGCGTAAAAACTGCCGGGGGTATATTGTATTACTTTGGTGATGAAATGGCCACAGAAGCGACAGAAACGGGCTTAAATGGCCTCATGGCGGTGCAGTCTTGTGCAGACGTTACCAACCGTTCCACATTTTCCACGAGTTCGGCATGGTTGTGGTTTGTTGCTGATGTTGTGAGCTGGAAGCCTGCGAAGCCTTCCCCACGCAGTCCCTGCATTTTTGCGTTAATGCTGTTTATGAGGTCGAACACCGACAAAGCTACGGCCATTCGCGGGTCATGACTTCCGTGTGTAGGAATGGAACGGGTGACAATATGGAGGCGAACAGCAATATCCCCGCGGCGTGCGCCTGCATTTTGCTGGTGCCAGTCGATTTGCTCAAATTCTACGAAAACGGCCGGCATATCAAAGGCAGAGCCGCCATTGAGGAGGTTTACCTGGTCGTTCCATAGGTCCACATAGCGAACTGTATTTTTTGAAATGTCGGCTTTTGGTTTGTTAGGGTCAGCCGGGCATAATGCGTTTGCAATGGCTAAAAAAATGGCTTTTCTCATTTCTTTAAAAAATTGGTTAGTGACAAATTATATTTTTTCAGGTTGTCCTCAATCACGTTTCGGATTAGGCGCTGGGTTTCCGGCCCGTCCCCGATAAACTGACGTTTGGGCATGGTGAATTTTCGCGTATGGGCGCGGACTGTGTAGGTTTTCCCCTTCCTGCTTCTGCGGGTGTGGGATTTTACCGGCTTCCTGCCTGTTCCGCCTTCGTTGTGAACTTCCGCGTATGCGAGTGCAGACGAAAAGCGGACGCCGTTACCCTCTACACGCCCCTGAGTGGAG